ACCAGCAGTTACTTAAAAAATACCCATTCTTAACCTACCTTGTGTACGGTGGCAACGAATACATTGGAGTAATCCAGAATCTTGACGAAGTAATTACTACCATTTACGATTACGGTGCATTGAGAACTCTTGAACAAAAACAACAATTCTTAGAGCTAGCAGAAACTTGGTGGTGGGAAAGTAATAGGTTGATACCTATCAATGTGTTTCTAAAAACCGAATGGCATCCTTTTAGAACAGTGGTAAAAACTATGAATTCAAAAGATGTGGAAATCAAATTTGGCCCGCAAGTGAGCCTAAAAGAAATTGCTGCCAAACGCAGCAAGCGGAGATCAATTACTCTTGTGCGTAAGCTTGGCTAAGCAGATTCATGTTGACTGCAACAAGATGTGCATATCCAACTGAGTGACTTTTCTTAAAATAGTAACTGTCATCTGTAGGTCGTTCCCATACAGTTTCACTAACTTCTCGCCAAGTTCGGCCAATCAAATGACGCTTGGCAGGACGGATTACAGCCAAGAACATAGCAAGTCTGGCGATTGAATTGACTGCTTCTGGCATCTTGATTAAGGTATCATAATGTGAGCCTATATGAATTAGTTTAGCACAAAATTTTGGATCATATAGTCTATCCCACTCAGGTTCTTGATTCATTAATTCTTGCAAATGCTGCTCGGACTTTACCTGTCGATATAACCCTACATTAAGGACGTCAACTTTGATGTAACCTAGTTCTTCTGCTTGTTGATAATCCAAGCTGGCCTGACCAGTAAAAGGATCTCGGGGTATTTCTGTAAAATAAACACCTGTGTTGTGACGCGATATTTTGTCATCGCGTAAGATAGATGCATTGGTATGTGTTAACATGGCCAATGCCTTGTCTCTATCTGCTACGTCAATATCAATGTCACTTGAAAATTTCATAGTTTTGCTTGTTGCAATACGTGCCGACACCACTCTACATCAGCTACGTAATCCTTGAACTTACGATTCCAGTAATCAGGATCAATCCAAGTAATAACAAGGGCCAAATGCTCCTGATTGAGAGATTCAAGAAACTCAACGCCGCTATCGCAATTGTATATAATCCAAGGACTAACACGACCAGTGGTAATATGATAACAAATCCTATTATGATTGCCGTACTTGAAATAATGGCTATAATGAGCAAGGCCGCTATCTCCAATGGCATACTCTTCCATGGTTTGTAATCCACGCTCGAGTGCGTCTTGGACTGCTTCCTTTTTAATATATTCACTTAACCATTCTTCATAAAAACTATCCCGGCACCAATGATCAATTTTTTTATTATTTTTTAATAACCAAGCTGTGTAGCTAGTGCTATTAATACAGCGAATAGCAACCAAGTGTCTACCGAACTTAGTAAAAGCTGTGTAGTACGGACTTGCAACGAAATCGCTATAGCTTTTAAGTCGCGCACTACCTTGTGTTGTTTCATAGAATTGAAGATACGCCCTAAGTCCAAATTGTACTCCTGTTTCTGATTCTTGCTGCCAGCGTCGTTTAGGTTCACACAAATGCGCTGCTAGTGTGCTTTCTTTTCTAAACTCATGCTCACAGTATTTACATTTAAAGTTCGTTTTTAATTCTTCGGTCATCCCAGCCGTGCTCTCTAGCTAGTTGTTTAAGATCATCTGCAGTATTAATTTTTGCTAGCAACTCCAATTCATCTTCTTTATATTCTGGATAAATCTGTCTTAAAAACTTTACAGATTTGCTACTTGAACCTTCGCGTTTCTTTTGTTTGATCCAATCATGTCTAAATGTGCCCATGCCCGGACTTACTGTAGTTGCTAGTAACCATTGTAATTCAGGATGTTGAGCTAGATCAAAAAAATGTTTGTTGAAATTTTCATTACAGCTCAACAAATAGTACTGTTGTAGTTCTGCGCTGCCTTGTACGCTACTTCCCCACCGGATCATAAGATACGTGCTAAACTTTTTACGCTCTTCATCTGTTAAATCTTGATAGAAGTTACGATCCTTGTTATCAAAGGCTCGCATTTCGTTGGCAATGTTTAGTTTATCTGTCATACTGGATGATGGGGTATAGAGTCATCTTGTTTACTAAGCGCATGAATAAGTTTAACACGATCTAGTGCATCTTGTAAAGCAGTATTGGTTTGTGCGGCACGATGGATTTCTCCCCACAGTCGAGCATCTTGTAAATCATTAAACACAGATTCACTATCATAATCTCTACCTATTTCAAATCGTTGAGTCGGGGGGTCTCCTAGCTTTCTTGCATATATGACACCGTTGGCTCGTTCATATATGTAGGTGGCACCCGGTTCTAAACTACCAGCATTTTCCATAGTCCACTACCTCGCTTTGTCTTGATATGTCCTTTACAAAATAAGCACACAAGGGTTCTTGCTGGCCTGTCTCTAAAGGCACTGCTAGTAATTGTCCTGGTTTGAGTTTAGGAAAGTACCATTTAACATCTTGGTATATGTCTATAATCTCAATAGATTGAAACTCAGGTTTAAAACTTGATATAGGATTAAAACAAAACACACTAAATCCACGATCATTAATGCTAGTCAATGGCACTACTTCTAGATCTCCTAGATCAGGTTCGCCAATTAGTACATGCCAATCTACCGGCATTTTTAAAATGCTGTTTCCTATTCTTAAAACTAATGCCGGACTATTAAAACTTTCTAAAAAGATAAGCGGTATGTAAAAGTAATCTGGCGTCCTTGGATCTGAATTATCTAGTACTGCAAATCTTAAATCCTCAACTTCGTCAGGAATTTCGTTCAATTCATACGCTGTGTTATCTAGTGTCAAAATTCTAATTTTGTTCTCCTTGCCATCTCATAAGAAACATTGTAAGTTCTGCATCGTCTTTGAAACTTATTTGTTTAAAGTTAACCTGTTTGCCACAGCCGGTATCTCTACACCACCGAGCTATCACGTACATGTCCGTACGATCTATTTGTACCCACTTTACACCATTGCCTCTATCTTCAATTTGAAAACTCATTCCCATTCGGCCTTTTCTACAGTGAAGGGATAGTTAGCTTCTTTGTAAAAAGCTTTTCTTTTTGTTAGGTGTCTTTTTGCGAACTTGCAGGTGCTGGTTATATCCCAGATTTGAACAAAATCTTTGTCTTCAGCTTTGCGAATGCCGCGCCCAATTGACTGAATAACTCTAACAAAAGACTTGCCAGGCTCAAGGAGAACAAGATTAAAAATGCGGGGAATATTAATACCAACAGCAGCAACACCGTAGGTAGCGATAATGATTTTGTCTGAAGCTTCTGCCACTTCGTCATAATGTTCTTTGCGCTCCCCGGCTTTGGTTGCTCCTGACACAAACACACTACCTGGCAATCTTTCTGCAAGTGCCCGACCGGCACTTATTCGATCTACCAGTATGAGCGTGTTGCCTGAGTCAACAATAGTACTTATCAATCTAGCAATGTAGTCTAGTCTTTCCGCAGTTTCAATTAGATATTTCAGTTCACTCTGATAGTTGGTATATTCTTTATGATCTATTAGCTGTACTACATTAACATGGCATTGGGCCAAATGTCCAGCTTCTTGTAGTTCGCTAGCACTTAGTTGTCCTACCACTGGACCTAGCATGCAGTTAATACTTTGCCTAGCATAATCTTCTTTGGGTATAGTACCAGTCAATCCCCAACGTATGGGCACTTGTGCAAAAGGTCCGCTTAGTAACGTCTTTAATGCATCGGCTTTGGCTTGATGGGTTTCATCTACTATAACAGCTACTACACCTTCTAGAAATTCACCTATAGTTATTTCTGCTTCGGCGTTCTTGGTTGTTTTTAACAAGTTGTTTAAACTCTGCCAGGTGCAGATGGTATGTGTACGACCGTATTCTTTACGGTCTCCAAAATACACACCTGTGTCTAATTCTAGATTAACAAAGTCATCTTCGGTCTGTGTTACTAGACTTTTGTTAGGTACAATAACAATTGTACGTCCGTATTCGCTTACAGCATCAGCCAAGGCGGCTGTAACGATTGTTTTACCTGCGCCAGTTGCTACTTCTTGTACACACTGTGGGTTGGTTAAGAATCTATTGATAATTTCTGGTTGATAATCTCTTAATACTATAGGCTCACCAGCTCGAGGATGACCTTTAGGCCATCGTTTGTGTTGATATGTATTCTCATCCACTGTAGGAAACTCAAATGTGGTTCGATAATCTCTCGTATCTTCTACTTCAACGTCGTATCCTTGTTCATCTAAATAAGGTAGTATTTCCGGCAGCAAGTTAATGTAAGTAGTACCACCAAGATTAAAGAAGGGCACCTTACCGTCCCAGCGACCAAGTCTAACACTAGGCTGATATCTAGCACCGGGTATTTCGTATTTGTATTTCTTTACCAAAGATGTACGTGTATTAAGTTCAAGACCTTCAATCTTGACGTTCACCTCATCTTTAATTAACAATTTTGCCTTCATTTTTTTGTTTACTAATTATATGGATTAATTATAAAATAATCAAATGAGTCTTACTCTAACCAACTTTTTGAATTTTATGAAAATGGTGTTGTGGTGTTAGACTTATTTGATCTACGCCATCAAAAAACTTTATATGCAATGGTATGTATTCTTTTTGCCAATAGTCATCGTAAATCTCGTTGTTAAAATTCCAATATATTTCTAACCACTTATTGGTTTTATCTTTGGGTAAAACAATGTTATTACTTACAATTGAATTAGTTTCAAAGTTATATGTAATGGCGCATTTAGAATCAAAAACACGATGATGCTCAAAGCTAATATTTCTAATTTTGACAGGCTCTAATACTGATAATTCTAAAAAGATTTTATCAAATACTGAATTTAAATTGTCATCATATCCCCATTCAATAAATTTTGTTAGAAATTTATTTTCTACAATATTAGTTTGGTAACTTATTTGTTCTGGAATAATTTTCAGTGATGGGAAATTTTCTTTAATTTTTTTAAGTACGCATGGAAAAATATTACTAGTAAAACTTGAAGTTATAAATTCTCCTACGCAAACATCTGCTTCTTCAAGGTATGGTGAAATGTCATCATGTACAAAATCTTTGTTTACAACAACTATTTGATTATCCCACCCTAGTTTTTTAATTGAATGTTTTAAAAAACCACTAACGAATTTGTCTTTCTCTATTGCAATTACTTTTTTAGCTCCACCTAAAATTGCCATGTAGCTCAAAATACCAGAGCCAGACCCTAAATCAATTACGATCTTATCTTTGACATATAGATCAATTTTGCTTTTATAATATTGTTTAAGCCTGTTGTTTCTTATTTGATTGACAGTTATTCCATGTAAATCAGCATAACCAAGTACATTGTCAAAATCTTCATCAATAAAATTTTTTGAGTCATGATTTTTTTGCATACTACTTGTATCCTTTTTTATAAACATTATACACTTCTGTAGCAAAATACACAACTTTTTCTGCCTGCTGTATAAGCATAGATTTTTCACCACCATGCATCATACCTTGACCACTGATCAATAACGGTACAGGCTGATTCCAACTGACACTGAACTTGTTAAAGTAAACAACTTTTTTATGAACAGAGGCCTGTGGTTGTTTCAAAGTCTGCGCTTGATATACGTCTGCTTCATCAAAATATTTTCGAACGAAACCGTCTAACAATCGACTACTCATATCCGGCTCGTACACATAGACGGGAT